ATGGGCACAATAGTCTCAAAATCACGCAAAGACGGCAGTATCTCACATTGTGCGCAGATACTCATCAAGCGAAAAGGCAAAATTGTCCATCGAGAAAGCAAGGTCTTCTCCCGCAAGAGGGCAGCCCAAGCATGGCTCAACAAACGAGAGACCGAATTATCGCTTCCAGGTGGGCTAGAACGAGCCCAGAAACCCTCGAAGACTTTAGGGGACGTAATAAAGCGATATATCGAAGATCACAACAAAAACATTGGGCGGACTAAGTCTCAGGTTCTTGAGACCATCCGAGAGCAACATGCGATCGCGGAACTGAACTGCCAAGAAATCAGATCTGAGCACATTGTCGAATTTGCAAAACAGCTCTCTCAAAACGTCCAGCCACAAACAGTCGGCAACTACCTTTCTCATCTTGGAGCTGTGTTCTCTATTGCACGTGCGGCATGGGGTTACCCTCTCGACAAGCAGGTCATGGAAGACGCGCACATCGTATGCAAACGCCTGGGCATCACATCAAAGTCCAAGCAGCGAGATCGCCGACCATCACTGGATGAACTGGACAAGCTGTTAAAGCACTTTGGCCTGAGCCAAGCAAAATATCCGGGCAGCACTCCCATGCAGCAGATTATACCGTTTGCCCTTTTTTCTACGCGCCGTCTTGATGAGATTTGCAGACTAACGTGGGCTGACTTTGACAAAGAGCACAAACGCATTTGGGTGAGAGACATGAAGCATCCTGGCGAGAAGATCGGAAACGATGTCCTAGTTGATCTGCCAGACCGAGCAATCTCCTTCCTTGAAAATCAAGATGAAGTTGACGAGAAGATTTTCCCTTATAACCCGAGAACCATCTCAACGACCTTCACGAGAGCCTGCAAAGTGCTTGGCATTGAGGATCTGCACTTTCACGATCTGAGGCACGAGGGCATTTCGATCTTGTTTGAAAGCGGCCTAACCATCCCTCACGTCGCAGCTGTTTCTGGACATAGGAGCTGGACTTCATTGAAGCGCTACGCCCACATTCAAAGCAGTGCAGATAAATATGAGGATTGGGACTGGTTGAATAAGCTGCTGGTGACCACGGACAATTCTGCAGAAAGCCCCCCACAATACAGCACCGCCGAAAGCTAGGTTTGACACTTCATTATCTCACACCCATAATGAGAACAAATAGCGAACAGAAACTAAGTGATGCAGTGGCTACCCGGCTTTTACTGGAAAGAGAAGGAAGGCAAGAGAAACACTTTTGTCGGCGCGTCCATGCAGTCCTATGAAGTGGCAATTTTGCTTTGGGAAGAGCTTGCAATGCCCCCTGCCCTTATGTGGCAATGGCAAATTTTGCATAAGGCCCTCGTGAGAGCATCCGGAGGAGAAGCAACCAAGGCACTTGGGACGATAACCGCTCAGGTTGCCTACTCGCATTATGTTGGTGCTCTTACTGCACATGCGCCTGAGAGAGAAGAAATGAAGAAATTGAAGTACATTTGGGGGCCAGCTGAAGGGGCAAGGATTGGCGATGGGAAAGGCATTGGCCGTGTGCCAGACGATCCAGACATACTCATGCGTGTTGACAGATACACAGAAGAGGGAGGACGGGTTTATTGGTACTTCATTGTGACCAGAGGCCGAGAGTTAATTGAAGACGGGCAGCGCAATAGTAAAGAAGAAGCTGTTTTGGCAGCCGAAGAGGTCTATGACACTATCAGATCATGCACCAAGTCTCTGATTTAGTTTCACTACATACTGTGAGCACCACTTAATGCTCCGTTAGGCAACATCAGGTGACCTAACTCACGCGTACTTTCTCTGGTTCGTCCATATCAGGACAAACAAGGAGAAAAACATGTCATTAACCCGATCTGCCAAAGTAGCACTCGCTGCAACTGCGATTGTTGCAATTGTGGGTGTACAAACCGCATCTGCTAACCGAGCAGTACTCGTTTCTCAAGACCTTTGTAACGACGACATTCCACTCACACCAACTGTTCTTTCTTGGCTTACTAACCCTGACTACGGTCAAAACTACAGCTCAATCTATGTTTTCAGCGGAGATGGGGAAATATTTCCGATCACAAAGGATGCTCCTGATTTTGAAACGGTGACGGATCTTTTTGTGTTAGGTCATGGAAACTGTTCCAGGATCCTTAATCAAAGTGCGTTGGACTTTGCAGGGCATATGTACAATGCCTTCGACGGTAACGAACCCGAAAACATCACATTAGGCTCTTGTAAAAGTGGAGTAGTTGGTCCTGGTAGCCCAGCCTCTGAACTGGCTCTCGCGTTCCCAAACACCAGCATCAAAGCATTCAGCACTAATGTCAGTATTATGGGCAATGGAAGCCAGTTTCCTGAGGATTGGACTTTCGGTTCAACGGCTCAATGGCAGACACCAGCTGTTACCGCGCGAATGGATCTTTTGTTAAGGAACATTCACGCAAAGTGGCTTGCAGATGAAGTGGGGGCAACCCAGAAAAGCTGCACTAGCTTTTTGATTGATGCAGTGTTTAATCGAACGAAAAACAGTTTTGACGGCTTTGCTGACATGACCCTACAGGAATTCAGCAATGCTGATGCGAAGATGGGAAACTACAACATTGCTGAGTTTTATTCTTATAAGACCATCCCTGGATTAACGGCTTGTCGTCGTGGCCTACCATTCTCCAGTGATGCTGAACCTTGTGCAAACGCTCAATATACCCCACCACCCCAATAGGCGGTGATGCCTCTCCCTACCCCACATAACTCTCCACCAATGAGAGGGGCAGGATGACTGCCCTTCGTTGTTTGCCGTCTATGGTGATGGCGTTTTGGGATTGGTGGGCGCCTGCCAACTTTTGCAAGGCTAGTTTCCAGTTGCCGTGCCATTGGGTGAGGCGGAAGACCTCCCACAGGTAGTCGTGATCGTAGGCGATTGCGATGCCGTCGGGATAGGCGTGGGGGCGCAGTTTAATGCCCAGTTGCTCCATGCGGCGGGCGCCGATGTCATCTGCCAGGGCGAAGGCCAGGGCAATGCGGACGGAGAGGTTTTTGCCGCAGGTGAAGTTGATCAGGTGGGTCAGGCAGCCTTCCGGATCATCGGCGGCGGTGCCGGCGACTTCGTTGACGCCCTCTCCTGCGATCTCTGGCAGGCCGAGCCTGTCCCACAGGGCCATGGCGGCCTCGCGGCCATAGATGTAGCGCGCTTCTTTGAGGAGGTTGGCGCGGGCGTTCATTTCGTTGACCAGCAGAACCTGCTTTGCGTCCTCCTGCTTTTGGGGTGTGGGGCCCATGGAGTAGGTGCCGGACTGGCGCAGTGCGGGCAGCACTTCTGCCGTCACCCATTTTTTGAACTTTTTGGCCGCTGGCTTGCGGGATTCAAAAATGAGCGAGTAGAGACCGCTTTCATTCACCGCAGTAAATTGCCGCTTGCCCGCGTTCGTGTCATTTGAAATGACACGAACGTCATCGCTGTCAAGTTTGGTGACAGCCTGACGACTGTTCTTGATCTCCAGTACGGTGCAGACATCCTTGGCGATGAACCAGAACAGGCCTTCGTCTGCCCATGTGCGCAGGCTGTGCTCTTCAAAATCGAAGATGGTGAGCGCGCTCATGCCTGCCCTCCCCGGTTCAAAGAGCTGATTTTGCGCTCCATGACATCCAGCTCCTTGATGAGATCGCCGTGGCGCTCGGAGAGTTCGTCCTGCAAGGCAACGGCTGCATTCCACAGCGGGCTTGGGCTCGAGATTTCGTTGGAGACATGCCCCAGAGCTTGAAACAGCCCCTCAATGCGGGCTGCAAGGCTCTGCAGTACCGAATGACTGGAGGAAAGGGCTTGAAGTGAGGTATTCCGGGAAAATTCTGTCATGACTAATTCCCTTTTGATGTGAATTAGTCTGGCCATCACCTGTCAATATGGTGGCCAGACGCCACAGGTTGACAGACCGGCCCAAAAGGAAAACCGGCAGGCACGAAGCCTCCCACAGCGTCTGACCATAAGCGCAACAAAAAACGCGCTCAAAAAGAACGGTTTTTTGGCGCGGCGACGCCTTTTGGACATTCGGGCTGTCAATCCCGGCTCACCGCTTTCAGATGAGCGTGGACAGGTTGACGGAGGATGGGAAGGTTGTCAAGGGAGCGCGAATCACCATCAGAAAAAATCTGTGATGCGGCAAAATCATTCCAAATTCATCTAGGGTCAGCACTCAGAGCTATGCGCAGGGAAAGCCCCAGTGAAATAGGGTAACTGAAACCCCATTAGGTTAAATCATCATCAAGAATAGGTTAAATGTAGGAAAGAATAGGTAAAGTGATATAAAATTTACACTTCCAACCAATCTCTCTCAATACAAATAAAGTAGATTTCCTCGTCACTTAACAACATGAGATCTGTGCATATAATCTACAAATCAAGCGACTCTACGCCCTAGTAACTTGCTATCGGCGCTTCGTTATGGCTCAATTGTAGATGAATTCAGCCAACGAACTTAAGAACTGGTCTGTCTTCAAAGCAAAAAACGGCTTCCCTTGCAGGGGAAACCGTTCTTGTGAAACTTAAACAGCACCAAGGTTTTGGTCCCATAATGTCTCAGTGTACAACAGCTAGTTTAGCTGACAGGGCGTTTAGGAGCAACAACTTTGGTGCCCCCTAAAAAGAGAGGTCGGCACTATGTCTGACACAAAGCGTCCTGCCACGCCCAAAGGCAATTTTATCTATCGCCGTTTTCGTCGGGTCAAAAACTCCGACCGCCTGTTAGATGCCCACGATTACGGGTACGAAGCATGGCCAATCCCAATCAAACGATAACCAGAAAGCCCCGCCACTTCAGCGGGGCTTTTTCTATATCTCGGAAGAATGCTGAACCATAAATGAATATGGATTGAATGCGGCACACATCAAGAATATACAACTTTAAGTTTCTTTAACTGGATCTGCCCAATGACATTTCGATTGCTTGAAGTTGAGTTTCCAATAAACCAAGGGGCTACTGTACCTCTTTTCCCCAAAACCATGTTTTCTAGCAATAAGATAGTGTTTCGTGAGGAAAATATAGATCCGAATGATTACGCTACAGCGCAACTTTCAAGCTCTGAGCAGATAGACAGTAATCAATATACAGTTGTTATTGGAAAAAACGGTGCTGGAAAAAGTATTCTTTTAACTGCAATAATTACTGCTTTTGTGCATATCAAGTTGAGGAAAGACGATCCCGATACTCAGTTTACTACAGCTCTAAGACGATTAAAGTACGCCTTTGATGAGAAGATTTATGAGGTGAATTTTGCGTACTCATTTATCCAAAATGCTACATGTGATGCGATTGAGATAGATCCATACGAACTCCCAACTCCATCAAATATCACCGCAATATGCAATGCCACTCACAGCAGATTTAGCAAGCTGAGTAATGATCTAAAACAAAGCAATCATCCTGACGACCGTAAGGCATTAGATGTCTTAGAAAGCTTTGTTCACGCTCCTTCTTACAACAAAACACCGGACTCCTTTAGTGGCTTTTTGACTCTTTTATTCAATCAAAACAATAATATATATCGCTTTCTAAGCAATAAAGAGAAGTTAAAACGAGTGTTCAACACTCTGGGATATCAACCTCACCTCACCTACAAAGCCGCCTACTTTCTTGGGAATGAGTTTATTTTTGATACATTGCTAAGCAATGCAAGCTCATCAAGCAAGCTTGATAGGATACGGGCCCATGAAGATAAACAGAACAAGACGAAGAGTCTGATGGGTGGAAGCTACAAAAGTTCTGTATTAGAGCACGAAGATCTGGATCACTTGTCAGAACTTTTGCCGAGCTTGATCCTACGCAAGAACAATAAAGGCTATGAATACAGAGCCTATTTCGACTGCAAATTTCTGGATCAAGATTTAGATACCAAAGCGCTGGAAGCGCTATCTACATTCTTGAGGTTAGGTTTTCTTAAAGTTTCGGATATCGAGATTAATAGAACTGATGGTGGCTTAATTTCTCTTTCTAGTGTTAGTTCAGGTGAACTAACAATGTTTTCGAACATTTTGAATGTTGCGAGTTCTTGGTATCAAAACACCTTGTTCTTGATAGACGAGCCCGAAGTCAGTCTGCATCCAGAATGGCAAGAAAGCTATGTATCCATTCTGGATGATGTGTTCGAAGATTTTGCTCCTTCTCAGTTTATTTTTGCCACTCATTCCCCTCTCGTACTGAGCAGTTTGCCAGCCCAAAGCTCGACAATAGTTAGTTTGGCAGGAAAAAAAACCAGATCCATTCACGCAGAAGACATAACTAAAAAGTCGATCGACCAACTTTTGATCGAGGCATTTGGCACTGGATCCAACAACAACCTTTTTGTCAAAGAACGAGTTGTGAAGTGCCTGTCAATGCTTACGGACAACAAGCAATCTACGCCTGCATTTCAAAAATTACTAAAAGAGCTGGAGGGTATTCTGCCTTTGGTACCTGAAGATGAAGGCTCCAGAGAAATTATTGCTTCACTGCTGGCTCTAAAATCGGAGGAGGCAAATGATTGAAGAGACAGTCTCCTATAGTGAGAAACATCAAGCAATCATTGATGCTTATGAAAATGGTGAGTTGGATGGCAATTATTGGAGAGCCGATGAGGTTAGACCTATTGCTGCAATTATCAGGGCTCACTATTTGCGTCAGCAAGATGGACGTTGCTGCTACTGTGATCGTGAAATTACAACCAATGCATATGTACAGCATGTAGAACACATTGTTTGTCGCAGTACGGATGCTAGGTTCATGTTTACACCACATAATCTTGCTGTTGCCTGCTCAACCTGCAATGGGCGAAAGAATGCGAAAGCGGTTTTAACCCGAGAAGCAGTAGTAGGGTACCCAGGGTCTAGTGGCGCATTCTCAATCGTGCATCCGCATTTTGATGAGTATGAGGAACATATCAGCCGTATTGGAGACGATATCTATGCTCCGCTTACTCCAAAGGGTACTGAAACAATTAAGCTATGTGAACTTACTCGCTTTGTTGCAGAGCGCCTTGAAAGAGGAGAGACAATTGAGATCCAACAAACTCTGAGTGATTTCTATGATGAGATAAATAATGGAAGTTATACTAAGGATCAGAATAAGAAACTAACGATGTTTATGATGAAAACTTTGAAGCTGGGATAATTAAGAAGTGCTTTTCACTCAATTAAATGATGGTGATGAAAAATCACTCCGGAAGTCTATTTTTGTTTTAGCGGTGATATCATTTTTAATGGTTCGTTATGACATGAATTTCACCCTACCAAGCAACTTTATATCTGAGAGTAATAACAAGAAGATACTTTTCGCCTTGAGAGATAGTGCGGTCATACTGCTTATTATTCAGATCTATTTTTTATACAAACTAAGTGGACTTAAGTTTCTGCAAACGCTTGAGCGACGGTATAGTAAATTAAAAGAAGAATTTGAGAAAAATGAAAAAGAAAAATGGATAGGTTACTCTACAGAGGAAACTATAGATAACCTTGACGATCGAGCTAGCGAAGCTAAGTATGATCATTTAATTAAAATAATTAAATTAAATAACATTATGAGTATTTTGAGACTTACATTAGATTTATCATTCGATATCTTTGTTCCGGTCTTACTGGGCACCCTTTCAATCTTTAATTTCTTAGAGTTTGCAGATATGAATATTCTATGGGTTTGGATGTAATCAGTCTGTGACCGCAGCCAAACCATGTTGGCTGCGGCTAATTGCAAGACTACTTCAGCCTCAGGACATTGATGTTATAAAGTTCGCTTTGAGGATCGTCGTCACAGATGAGCGACACATGCCATTTGCCGTCGTATGGCTTCATGGAAATGGTTCTCTGACTGACGCCGGATGACTTGTCCGCCCTCACCTCACTGCAATCAATAATGGTCAGATACTGGGTCTCTGCGATGGAGTGCAGAACGGTATCTTCCGCCACCACCATCACATGCCCGGTATCCGTTGGATGCTCTGCTTTGGGCAATGACCACGCCAGAATGGACCCACGGGCAATGTAATAGGGCCCGATGTTGACCGTGCCGTCGTCAAACTGCGTGATGTTCTGCTTCACGAAAAACTCGTCTGACCCTTGCGTTGCATAGCAATCCGCGAGTTTCTTATCTCCGTGCGCATTGAGCGCTGCGCCAACACCGCCGCTCACATGAGAGACCACGTGGTTGATAAAACCGGAGCAATCGGTGAGCACAAACGGCGCCTCATTCACAATGCCAATACAGGGATTACTTGTGCTGCCTGCCATTCCATAGACCCCAAAGGTGGAGACGGTGTAAGGGGACTTTATCCGCTCGGTGAGCGCATCTTTGGCTGCTGCGAGCTGCTTTGGGAAACTGCTGTTTTCCAGCTTGTCAAAGTCCGAGAACTTCTCATTTTTGAGGAAATCAACTTCGCCATAGGCATAGACATTGAGCACCTGCTCGCTCGCCAAAACAAAGCTCTGCGCGCACTCCAAAACAGAGCGGTAATTGATGGGCAATAACATTTCCAGTTTCCTTTATTGGTCTTTTTCTGGAGTTGTTGAAATATCGACCCACCAACCCTAAGTTTCGCCCACACCAACCCCCAAGCCCTATCTCACCCTAAGGTGTACACCCCTTTTACCCACCCCTACGCATTTTATGATGGTTGGGTTTGTGTGTTTGAGAGACTTTTGAGCCCGTAAAATTTGAATGCATGAGCAGGTTTAATTGACTGGTATTTTGGGCTCCGTGAGGGAGTTGAAACGCCCTGCTCTCAGTTGTTGGCAAGCCGTAAACTACGCTTGGGGTGGCCCTTGGCACATGCAAGAGTAATGCACGTTATTTTTCAGAGTCGCACCAGATTCCTTAGGGCATCATTCCTTTCAGGTGCCCCAGTTTCATTGCGGAGGCGAAATGCAAATTGATCATTTAAGTCAACATCTTAGCAATGGCTTCTCCATTGAGAACGGGCAGCGGGTGCATACACCACTTGTTACCTTTGAGGAGTGGATGGAACGCCCGGACGTGTGGGACAGCTGGATCAAAGCCACACAAGACGGCTTTGACAAAAACATGAAATATCTTGATGAATCCACTGCACATTATCAAGCGGTCCAAAACATGATGCCCAGATGGATCGAGCAGGATTATGAGCGTCTGGTAAAAGCTCAGAGCAATCTGGCGCAGGCGCAAACTCCGGAAGACCGTGCCGTCTATCAACTGCACGTGGATACTGCCCAGAAGGAGCTGGATCATCTTTACGATGTGCAGCAGAAGATGAAAGATCCAGACTACAAGATCGAATGGATGGAACAACGTGGCTACTTTGATCGCCTCACCATGTACTTGCTCGGTCAGTCATCCGAGCAGGTCAAGCAAACCTTTTTGGATGGTGGAGATCTGCGCAAAGACTTCAACGCTCTCGCAACCATAGTGGTTCGAAGGGCGCTCCCACCTGTTGAGGCTCTGATGCCTCTGCCACCTACCGTTTGGAGCGGGGAGCTCAGCAAACATGCAAACATCGGTCAGCCTGCATAAGCCTCAGTCTAGCTAGCAGGCTATTCTTTCTCCCGCAGTTGTCTCCGTTTCAGCTGAATATCCAGAAACCGCAGCCAGACCATGAAGGCGGCGCCGAGCACGGTCAGCAGAATGATCGCGGCCTGCAGGAGCGGTTCTGCAAAGCCCTCCCAGATGTTGGCGATCCAGGCAGAGCCTAAGGCGGCTGCGGTAGAAATCTCGTTGCGGGTGATCATGCAGCCCTCTCCTTAAAAGCAAAAGAAAACCCGGCATCCTGCGAGGCCGGGTTCTGGCATGTCCATTGTGTGCTGACTTAGTTGTCCAGACACCATGGCGCGGCTTTGGTGCCGCCGTCATACGTCACCGCATGCCCGTGTTGGATGAGGAGCTCTGCCAGATCCCTACCATCACTCAGGGCCAACCTGCCCACGGCACGGCCTGCGTATTTGCCAAGCTTCACATCGGTCAGCTGCAAGGTGTCCTGCGGCTTTACATGGGCCTTCACAAACTCCGTGGCTTTGAGGCCCAGTTGCTTCTCCCGTTGTTTGATATGCGCCGGTACATCCGCTGCCTTGCCGCCATAGAGCGCCGAGCAACCAGTGCTGCGCTTTTCCGGCGTATCAATGCCATTCAGCCGTACATCCACTCGCTTGAAGTCCATGGGCCAGACTTCCACAAACACACGCAGCGTATCAGCATCAATCACCTTGATGGTCTTCGCTTGGTATGGCCCAGGCAGCGTCTGGCTTTTGGCCAACGCCTGCTGTGTGCTCGCCCAGATCGTCAGGCACAGGATGGTTGTCAGAAGATGTTTCATGGGGACCTTTCAGGATTTGGCAGGCTGGTTGCTGCCATGTGTCGATCGCGCACACAGCCCGCCGCAGGGCCTGATAGTGCGCTGTGATCTGCCGCAGCTTTGCGTGCCGCGGCAGGGTCTCCAGCTCCTGTGCAACCCCGGCGGAGTATGTGAGGCTGTAGGGCTGAAGCGTTGGGGTTGGAAAGCGCCAGAGATAGCTTTGGGATGGTTCTGGCGGATCAGAGCCCGTGCTTGCGCAGGCGCTCAGGCAGGTCATCAGGGCCATCCTCCAGCTGAGCCTGATGAGCGGCGGCCTCTGCCGCCCTGGCCTGCTGCTCGAAGTCATGATGCTCCTCCGTTTTAATGAGCCGATCGGTGCGGGCCTGCGTGCGCTTCTGGTCAAGGCGGTCAAATACCGCCTCGGCGATGGCTTTGAGGAAGAGACGCAGCAGCTGGCTCATGTGCTGCCCTGCCCGTTTGCCCGATCGCCCTGCTGGATCTTCTGCAAGGTTCTGGGCCCTACCCGTCCGGAGACAAACTCCGCCAGATCCGCTGGTTGCAGTTTGAAGTGGCGGATGGCATCGGGGGCTTTTCGAGTGGCGTATCCAGCAACCTCGGCTACGAGCTGGGATCTGGAGTGAATGCGCATGGATGCCCGGTTGCCCTCATAGGCATCCGTCAACATCTGGCGCAGTTTGGAAACGACAATCTCCTCCAGAGTTTTGCGGTGGCGTTCATCCAGCGATACACCCAGGTATCGGTGCAGCAATCGCGCAGCCCATGCCAGAGCGGCGGAGACAAGCGCTCCCAGCAGCGCAATCAGCGTTGGCATGACAGCATCGGCAAGAGGAGCAAGGTCGATGGTGTAGCTGGCCGCCCACACGGTGCTGGAAAAGCTGAGAAGCGCAAAGCAAAGGGCGCACAGGCCCATTGCAAGGGAATAGATCCGTTGCATCAGAAATGTCCTTTCAGGATTGAAGTTGGACGGTCAGGTGTTGTTCCAGGTGGCGTTGGTGCCACGCCCGTCCACGTGGATGAAGCTACGGTAGAGGCCGAGGCCACCGCGAAATACGTCGCGCTCGCGCTGGATGCAGAGCCAGTCAAAACAGGCTTGCGGGGTGATGCCCGGACAGCTCAGATCCAGCGCGGTAAACTTCAGGTGCTGGCTGCGGGAGGCTCCACCAATAGCCGCGTTGTAGGCGGCAGAGCGGTAGGCAGACAGAATGACAACCGGACGTCCGAAGTGTTCTCTCATTCTATCAGCCATGGTGATGGCGGGAATAACATTGGGCCAGCGCTCAGGAGGCGGATCTGTGTTGAGGCCGTATCCGCGATGCCCCGGTGTTTCATGTGCCTGCCCCTTGCTCAGCAGCTCACGGGGTGAAAAATGGCGCAAGTTGAGCCCTTCGCAGAAGGCGGCAAAGCCCTCCACGTTCTTAAGTTCAGTGATGTTCACGGGAATTACTCCAATAAAAAACCCGCCTTGGAGGGCGGGTGGATGAGTTGCGAAATGCGCAACCAGGAGCTGAATAAACCTGCAAAATGCAGTATAAAGAATTTGTGGTGATGGGGATGGATTGGCCATCCCCGCCACAAAGGAGAAAAGCATATGAAGTTACAGCTTCTCGCAATTCTCCTTCAGATTATCGTGGCCCTGATGCTCTTAGCGAACATCATACACCACTGGTAACCTGAAGCCGGTAGGCCCTCTCTGACACAGAGGGTCTACTTGGCTTACAATATAGGAGCACAATCATGTCAACGCAAGATAAACTGGCAATCGCCTCTATCGGCCTTTCCATCGTGATCCTAATTCTGATCGGGTTCAACTTCGGCTGGTTCTCGTAGTTCTTTGATCCAAAAAACATCTGTGAGTATGCTGAGCTAATGCTATGCCGCTTTAGCCTTACCTTCGATTTCAGTGATCAGACCACCGCCTTTTGAGTAGGTGTGCGTCACACCTTCAGCGATAAACTCCAGCCCGTCGACGCCAGGACGCACACCGGCATAGGTGAACGGTTGCCCAGCCAGAAAATCAGGTCTGCCCTCGATCGTGACAGCTGTAGTCACCTCACCGCGCAAAAGCTCTTTCGCTCGCGCTTTGGCAGCTTCTTTTGCCTCTCCTTCAGAGCTGAAGGCCTCACGGATCTTGTAGGTGCCCTTCCCGTCTTTATCGCCTTTTGCCTCCACCCCAACGCGCCGGGCTTTGTTCGGGTCCTGGTAATACGCCTTGATAGTCTTATAGCGGCCACGGTCGCCAAACCGCACTCGGCATGAGCCTTCAATGATCTGGGATTGGATAATGGTTTGAATCGGCAGTTCTTTGCCACCTGCGCTTTTGCCGGTTCCTTTTTCAGCAAAAACGAGCCGGCCATCTTTGATCGCAAACAGCGCCCCATGACGCCGGGCAAGTCGCTCTAGTAAGTGCATATCCGATTCACTTTGCTGACCAAGCCACTCATAAACGTGGGCAGCAACACCATCATCAATGACAGGCTTCAGCCCATGCTCACCCGCGATCTGTTTAACAATGTCTTTGACGGACTTGTTGTCAAAGTGGCGTTCTTTCTGGGTCTTCAGTTCCTCCGTCACATCAGCGCCAGTTCCTGGCACGTTGAGAAGGTACGGCAAGCACTGCACTTCAATTTCGCTGGCCGTATACTCGCCTTTGTACACCAGGCCACCGGCTGCATAGCCCATCCAAACCTTGATCCTAGCTTTCGGCTTGGGTAGCTCAACAAAGGGCGGTCCATCTTCCAGTTCAAGATCAACGGTATCTGACCGCGTTCCTCCCCGGTCCACCACACGAATGGATATCAAACGCTCCAGAAACAGACCCGAGACTGGATTGCCATCAATGGTAACTTTCACAAGTGGCCGCATTGTCTAATCCCAGAGCTTTAGAGTGGCCGTGGTTCCACTCCGACTTAAAATCGGCATGGAGATCTTGGTTCCGCGCGGCACCATCTGCGCAAGGTCTACAAGATGCGTGTTGGCATTCAGCACCGCTTCAACGCTGCCTTTTGTGTGTCCGTAATATCGCGAGCAGATCAAGTCCAACGGACGATCCATGTCCACTTCAATTAGTTCCGCCATTGGTGCCCCACAAACAGAGTTAGAAGATCGAAGCGACTGCCCCAATCACATTAAAAAAGCTGCCGGGATAAGCCAGCAGCTCGATGGAGTATTCATTTTGCCCCGGCGTACCGATCCGATCGTGAAGGCTTTGAGTTTCCTCCACTCCTTGGATTGTGTGAGACCCAAACACCCGTCCGCCAATAGAGACCAACATCAGAGGCACGCCCTGCCTGGCAGCAAGACGCACACCATCGAGTGTTGTTTGCCCACCAAATTCCTGCGGGAACAAAACACCATTGATGCGGATGGTTTCAGAGCCCGGTCCAGTCCACTGCTGGGCATCCATGCGCCCGACAGTCTCCAAGGTTGCCCACTGGGTCTCTAACGTCCGTTCAAGTTCGGAGTAGCCAAAGCCGTGCGCGTGGAACATGAACGACCCCAGCGCCATGGGAATTGGTCCAGCCATAGCAGCTCCTTCCAATTTGCTTTTTTGAGAAGACGATTTCTCGCTTAAATGCCACCATCAGAGTGATATTGGCGGAGAGCCTTTACGGTCTCACGGCCCACATCCTTGCCCAGAGCGCGGGCATCTTTGCCACCTCCACCAGACACATGCACATGCACATGGAGTTCACCAACCAGCGGTGCACTGCGAGCTGAGCCACCAGCCCCTTGCTGCTGAACAGCTGGTGGGGTGAACAGAGCAGCCTGAGCGGGTGGTTGCGGTAAAGACAAGCCAAGAGGCATTGCAATCGCGGCAGATGCTGCAAGCGCTCGGATTTGCTTGAGTTGATTGTTGTTGGAAACATATTGGCCTTTATCGGTCCAGATGTATTCCGGTCCGTTTTCTCCAACAAGAGCAGGCCCACGGCCCGTGATGCCGCCCCTTGCAAAAGCCGGTAAAGGCTTTGCCTGGGGTGCGGCACCTTGCACGGCCACCGCTTTAATCTGGTCTGCCTTTTGCTGCAGAGCCTGGACGATCTGCGAGGCTTGCAGGTCCTTTTCAAGCTTGGCAATGGTTTGCGTCAGCTGCTCACGCATACGGTTCAGGGTCATGAGCTGGGAAGCCTCTAAAGGCGTTCCCTTCACCTTGGCAATCTTGTCGTCAATGAATGCCAGCTTTTCCATAGCTGTAACCAGATCTCCGGAAAATGCTTTGGATTGCTCGAACTTCTCTCGCTCAGCCTGTCTTTTTGGTAAAATTTCGGGATTGTTCACTAAGCCAGTTTTAAAGACCCAATCCGGTAAGACACCTTCAATCCAACTGTTCAGCACCTTCCCATTTTGAGCACCATCCTCTAGCTGCTGAAGATAATGAGCCTGTTTTTCTTCATTTGTCTTCCCCCATAGGTGTAATTCAGTACTTAGAGCATCCCAAACAATCCCAGCAGAACCAGCAAGCGCAAGGGATTTTCTAGCCGTTCCTCCCATTTTTGATTTGTTTTTTGTTTTGGCTTGGTCTTGCTTCTGATCACCACCCAGCAAGTTATCTGCGGCTTCACCCAGTATCAACTCACCGAGCAAACCAGATCCACGACGCCCCCTGAGCTTACTGGTTGCCATCTTCAGTCCAAGAGCTGCAACTGTTGCCGTTGCAACAAGAGTGGTCAGGGCTCCACCCACCGCAATTAAACCGGCCACAACAGCTGCAATGGTGCCTGCAAGTTTGGCCTGATCTGGATTTTCTCTCACCCAGTCACGCAATGGGGCGAGGAACTCACGGATACTTTTGGAGACCGCCCGAACAACAGGCAGCATGGTTTCACCAAATTGCGCTTTAAGTGCATACATCTCATTGAACAGCAGTTGCAGCTCGTTTTTGGTTGTCGCTGAGCGGGATTTAAACTCTGCTTCCGCTGATCCTTTGTAACCTGCATAGTCGTCATTGGGATCGTACTGGCCATCATTCTTCACGAGCTTGTAGGTGTTTTTCAGTAACTCGACATTCGCAGTCAAACCGCCAAAAGCAGCCGCTTCCTGACCAAACAGCTTATTTTCAATCGCCAAACGGCGGTATTCTTCCACGCCTCCCAGTTTTTCAATCACCTTGAGCAAAGTACCAAAAGCGTCAACCTGCATATCCTTAGCAACCTGGACAGGGTCCATGCCAATTTCCTGAAAGGCCTCCCGCTTATCCTTGCTTAAGGTATCAGCACCGCTCAGAGTATTGATTACATTCTTAAATGTAGTAGCAACAACTTCCGGCGCAAAATTACTCGCTATCATGGACGAGCCAAGTGCTAGCGTTTGATTTTGAGTAAAACCTGCTTTCCCAAATCTGCCAGCGACACGAGAGAAGTAATTGAGCAGGTCAGGAGCCTGGGATGATGTCTTATTGGAAAGGTGGTTCACTGCATCAACATAATCCGACAGTCCTTCAAGATCCGTGCCTAAAGCAGTTTTCGTCTTTGCCAGAACCTTACCCGTCAGTCCGCCATCAAGATCGAATGCCACACCTGTTTTACCAGCAAGCTCGGTAAAACGCATCAGATCCTCCTTGGCAATACCAGCTCCACTGCCCTCTTCCTGCAAGGCGAACAGCTCTGTCAAAGGCATGGCAATCTTCGTCGACTTATCAATCGTCGCCTGTTTGAATTTCTTCTCTTCCTCCTCATTTTCAAAGGTGGTCTTGGCTTTCACCCCCGCAAAAGCATCTTCCACATCAATCGCAACATCAACCGGATTATACCAAGCCCGCAAAGCTCTTTGGCCACCATAGAAAGCCGCGGCTCCACCGGCCCCAACAGCTGCTGCCTTAACAGCCCTGCCTTTCATGGCCTGCTGTTTTTGCTCTCGCACCTGTGCAGCCTTCTTCTGCTGAGAAAGCTTGGTATTTTGCGCATCAATCGCTTCACTGGTTTTGTCCATAGCTGCCGCAAGCTTGCGCTCTTCAGCGGTCAGGTCCTTCACGTTCATGCCAGCTGAACGCAGGCCAGCCTTCATGTCTGTAAGAGACCTGGAAACCTTTCTAGTCTCTCTTGAGAGCTTTTCAGCGCCCTCCTCAGCCTGATCATAAGCCCGGCCAACTTTCTTAACTTCGCGCGTTGTGCTGGTAAGCTGCTTCGAAAGGGTTTTAGCCTCTTGTCCAGCCTCTTTGGTTTCAGCATTAAGCGCAGTCAGCTGTTCTTTCTGCGCAGCCCGAGCTGCTTTCAGCCCCAGCTCTTCTGCCTTTAACTCTGCAATAGCTGCCTTTAGGCCATCAATCGGCTCTTTGGCTTTTTTCGCCGCTCGCATCTGCTCTTCAAGAGCTTTTCGCGCAGCCTGATTGCTCGCCAGCTGTTTACTGGTTTCAGCCTGCTCAGCTTTAAGGCGCTGCATGCGGTCAGCAAGCTGCCTCACACGCTCGCTTGCAGCCTCATACGAACCAGCAAGTAACGTTGCCTGATTATTCAAACCCGCCAGCTGCTCACGCCGGCCCGAGAGCGTATCGTAAGCCGCTTTGGTTTTGCTCTTCAGGCTGTCCAGCTGGCCTTCCAGTTTTTTGAAGTCGCCGAGCTGGTTCATCTTGCTGTTAAGGGCTTTAACCTCGCGCACCCAGGGCTCAGAAAACTTCTTTGCAGCCTGCGCACTTGCCCCCGTGGTCTTTTGGAACTCGCGGGTCATATTGGAGACCACGCGCAGATTCAATTGGGTTTCAATCTTGCGCATGGCAGGCTCCAGTTTGCTTCAATTATCGCTGAGAGGTCACAAAAGCTTCCTGCTTGATCCTCTGAGCTTCATAAAAATAGTCGATGGCTTTTTGCGGTGACAGTTGTTCCACGTGGCTCAGCGACGTGGACAGGTGAGCGGCAATCTCTGCCGCCACCTGTAGCCAGCTTAAGGTTGTTCCGTCACCGCTTCCGCGTTTGGGTCTTTACCCTCACCCGGTCTTTTGTCAGGAGGAAGGAACAGCGGGACTGTGAGCGTATCGCAAGCGTTGTAATCGTAGAGCTTCAGGCGCTTGATGACCGGCAGGCTCACATCAGCCATAGCCGCCAGCAACACTGCATTGCTCTCCAGAGTTTCTTTTTCAAACTTCTCTGCTGTGATCATGTCCGCAACGGTGGGTTCGCGGAACACAAGCTCGTTGTAAGTCCGCCCATCATGCTCAACAGGGCTTGTCAGTTTTACAGTAATCTGATCCATGCCGACCTCTTAAAGCTGGAGCGCACTGCGGATGCTGTCATATTGCGACACCCCGCCAATCTTCACGTCAAAATCGTCGATCTCAACAATAGAAGCGCCATTGATTTCTAGTTTCATGGAGTGAACAGAGACCTGGTAATCGGTCTCAGATTTATCGCCAGGTTTCCAGCCCCCGGCGTCCACCTCACGCAGGAAGCCGCGCATGTAACAGGTGGCGCTGTGCGTGGTGCCATCCTCATCAACGAGAGCCCCGGTGGCCAGAAAATCCTTCTCAACCCCAGCAGCCAGCCCGAAGAGCTTCAACGTCTCAGGATCAAAGGCAGTCATTTTGAAGCTCATTTCCAGCTTCTCATAGCCAAGGACCACGTCACGCTCTTTGATCATGCCGGCATTGCGCATGCTCTCAGTTTTCACCGTGAGCTTGGGAATAGTGATTTCGCTTGCGTTGCCCACTTTGGAATCGCGATCCACGAAAATAGTGCAGTTGCGCAAGATATATTGCGGTGTCTCTTTCATGGCTTTTCCTTAAACGGAGGTAGTCAGAACACCGTTCAAAAGCTCGGTGTAATAGGTGATGTTGCGGTGAGAGATGAAGCGGATATCTTCCATGGGAGCTGGCGGCTCAAAATCCACGGCCAGAGTGATTTTGCCGCCCGCCATCGCTTCCTTGGTGTTACGCTCCATGTCCAGCCAGACCCGGCCACCAAGGATCGCCCCTTCAGCTTTGAGTTTGGCCATGAAGGCATTCCCGCTCTCAACCATGAACCGCAAGTTGGCTTTGGAGAACGGCTTGTCGACAAACTCCATGTAAGCGCTGCGGATGGCGTCATTGATAAAATCAGCTGTGCGACGCACCGCCATAAACCGCCAAAGATCATCGCCGCCAGAAAGCCGATTGCCCCAGGTCTTAAACCCTTTTCCATCATTGATGATGGTGGCAATGCCGCGTTCATTGAGATAGTCGGTTTGCGGCCCATAGGCGATTGGGCGGGACACTGCTGTAATGCCGTTGATTGGCTTATTGGAAAGTGACCACCAGAAGCCTTTGGTGCGGTCCGTGCTTGCCTGAACACCGCAAAAGTAAGGCGAAGCCGGTTTGAACCGGTTGGCGTTGATATCCGTGTCCCAATCACCCGCCTTCGGATCGACGATGAAGATACGCGGATGAGCGTTGACTTCTTTAAAGTTCACCGCGTCCTGATCTTTGGTGTCAGGCCCATCAACGAGGCCAATGGCTTCAAGCTCATTGAGGACACCGCCAAGCTCGGCAATCACCGGATCACCAACCGCTCCGATATTGACGATAGCCGTGGCACCATTGCCATCCCCTTCAAAGGTAATCGCTGCATTGGTATAGCCTGACCCACCTTTGGTAATCACAACCTCAGCTATCGCCCCTTCTGAGACGATTGCAGTTGCTTCAGCCCCAGCACCATCACCAGTGATTTTCACCGTTACGGCATCGGTATAGCCAGCCCCGCCATTGGTCACATTGATGGATTGCAGGCCTTTATCTTCAAAACTGCCTGTAAAGCCAGGAATAGCAATCAGGCGCGGCGTCAGACCATGAGCCGGCTGGCACTTTTTGAGCGCATGAATACCTGTAAGAGCGGAAGCATCACCAATAACATTGGAAAGCGTTGCAGCTGCATTTGCACCTTCTGCAACGCGGATCACAAACACGTAAGTACCCACCTGTTTGAACACTGCATCCACACCATCACGCAGATTGCCTTCCCCAAGCTTTACCGCCTTGCTCTGGTCTCCCAGCAGCAACACCGGCTCATTCAAGGGGAAGGTTTCAGCATCAGCATTTTCAGCAGTACCAATCAACGCAATGGTAGAGGTTTGGGCAATTTCAATCAGGATCGGGTTTTCAGCGGATTCAAACACCCGCACCCCGTGATGAAAGCTGGTATCAGCCATTCAGATCTCCATAAAAAAACCGGCCACGCAGGACCGGATACGGATGAAACTCCAAAGTGAAGGAAGCGGCTTAAAACTGCTCTGTCAGAGCAACCACCTCAGGAGGGCACTCCGGCCAGCTGGCACCCAGCTTAAAATCGGCGTCTGGATCAGCGGCGAGGTCCGGGCATCTGGCCCGCATCGCGCCCACCCAGTCCAGCGCAGCCTTTGTGCTGGTCAAAAGCGTGACTTCCTCAGCGCTGCGATCTGCAACAGCCTTGCCAGCAATAGCAGCGGTAGCGGTTGCCATATTCATTTGGGTTTCTTGACTGGCTTGCCCGTAGATACGGCGACGACACTCAGCCTTGACTGCAATGAGACGCTTATCAGCTAGGGCCGCATCTATGACGGTTTCAGGTATACCTTTGGCCTTCAAGCCCTGTGCTGTGAAGTTTGCGTAAGTCTTTCCGTTGTGTACGATGGTAAACTCTGACATGAGGTTCTTACCCTTCAAGTGGTGGGATTTTGCGAGGATTACAGACTGGTGAGGTTACAAAGCACGGTTTCAACATCTGCTGGTCTGGTCCCTGCTGAAATCGTTGAAATCCAGTTACCCGCCATAGCGCTGGCGTCATACACACACCCGGTAACCGCCAGTGCTGCGCCACTATTTACAGCTCCCAAAATAGCGCCCACACCATCGATTGGACGTTCAATTTCACAGCCAGCAATCTTGAGTGTTCGCATTGTGGGAGAAGAACCCTCGTTCGCAGCCCAAAGCGAGCTATATTGCACCGGACTTAAAGTGCCATTGGGTGGCGCAGTCGGGAAAGCAATCTTAGTCTCATAAATTAGGATTGACGCTGTGCCAAATGTCCGAGAGTAAAAGCCGCCAACCTCCCAATCCCAAGTTTCCTGCGCACCATCCTCTAGTTGATGGATTCCGAGATTTAGTTGGTGTAATCCGTTCCAGCTGCGGAAATAAGTCGTTGAGTTAAGTGGAACGTAGCATCGCCGCGTGGGGAAAGTGTAATCCGCTAAATTGCGCACCTCAACGGCTCGTCCCGCTCCTGTGAGTTCATAGATTTTTTCGAGCGATCTCAAAGGCCTGTCAGCGGCTACCCCATTATTGGAATCGTTCCCAGTCTGCTGATTGAGATATAAGATGCGAGTATTTTCTGGCACCGCAGCAATAGCCGCCTGAACCTGCTGCTCAATGCCTGCCTCTTTCTGCTCAAATGCAGTAATCAAAGCATCAGCACGACCGACAAGGTTTGAAATGTCGCCTGTAAGACTCATTGCAGTGTTTCCTGTGTTTCAAAGTTGCTCCGAGCGCTGGCGAGTGCCAGCGCCCCGGTGTTGGTGATGAGGGACGAAAGCTCATCTAGTTGCTGTTGTTGAGTGTTGAGCATTTGTTGCAGCCTGGTGAGGCGCTGATAGAAAGACGCAGCTTCATCTGACTGGTATTTCTCCAGCTCTGCTACGCGGTCAGATAGCTCTATTCCTCGCAATTGCTCAGCAACCAGCGATGCGCCAAGCCGAGCGAAGTCAGAGCCATAAAATAGTTGCAGATCCACATCCCCAGTAACCCTGACGGTACCATGAGGAATTCCTGTCAGAGCCAATACAAAGGAAAAAGCAATCGGCACCCCAGGTGTATACTGAACCAGAGGCGTGTCAGGATCTGACCAAACAGCAAGCAAGGTGCCATCCTCAAGCATCACCCCAAGTTCTGCCAGAGTGAACCCGGTATCTCCGTCAATCTTGGCTGTAATCTCCATCTGAAAATCATCCAGATAACGAGATCCAGCAATCTCGATACGGGCTTTTTCAGATTTCAGACTGTTCTCATTACCCACTGGAGTGTAACGGCTGGAACCAAAGGCCAGGTGCGTAATCTTTGCATGAAGTCCAGCATCTGAAGCATTAAAGATTACTCGCATGCCGGCACGGGTGAGTGTTGGATTGATAGCCTTAAGGCTCATGTCAAAAGCTCTCCATGAAGTGAAAGGAAAGAATGCCCGCGAGCAGTCGCGGCACAGCCGAGATCTGTTCCCATCTGAGGCAGAACCGGCTCAGCTGTTTTCGCCACGAACGCAACACCACGCGCCATTGTAGCCGCACTCAACGCTGTTCCAGTATCTGGAAGAACCATTGTGCCCATGGGCTGCGCGAACGCGTTGGAGCGGCCCGCAAAACCAATGCTGAGTGAGCTTTCAAACTGCGCTCCAATCTGAAAGCTAAAGCCTCGCGATTTGGGTTTGGTTGCAGAGATTGTGCTCAGGATGTTTTCTTGCAATCGCGCATCCAGAACCGGCCCATCTGCAAAGATTTGCTCATTTGCATAAGCGGTAATCTCAAACGTTCCAGGAACGCCGGAGCCGCCCTCTTGCCACCACTCCAGCAAATGCGCAGTGACCCCAAGAGCCTTAAGCGCGGTTTTGATTGAGTATGGAGTGCCTTTGTATCTGTGCACCTCTGCCGAGATGGAAAGCACCCGGCGCTTCACCTGTTCAGGCCATGCCCGGTCCCACACATCAACAGACAGCTCCCAGCCCAAATGATCCAGCAGGCTTGCCGGTGCCCTCAATGGGTCCAGGCAGTCACGGATGACGTCCGCAGGAAGTCCGGACATGCGATCCTCGACAAGATCCAGCGCCATGGCAACAGCCGCCGAGTTGGGTGGCAGCTCAGTCCTGCGTAAAGGCATCTCATCAGACATTGCGCCACCCTCCTGTGATGGAGGAAACAGTGATTTTAACTGTGGAAGCATAAGGCGCTTCAAAAGGACCAACCATCACATCAGCCACCGGCTTTTTGATAATCACCTCTTCCACACCATCAACCTTTAAAGCTGCTGCAAGCGTGGTGCGATAAAGCGGGCGACCGATTGCAAGGCGGGTTGAGATGAACTTTTGCAAGGTTGCTTGCGCCTGTTCTTCAACGATGGATGCTGTAGAGGCAGAGACCACGTGCAGCTCGGCTTCCACTTCATAGTGAACAGGCGTTGCGGAGATCACCGTCAGCTTATCCCCTACAGGCCGGCGCTTATCAGCTTTCAGGTTCTGATAAACACTCTCCAACAGATCCTCATTTGCAGCACCATCACCAGTTCGGGAAAGAACGCAAATCACAGGCTCAGCGGGAGGAATTGGCGGGTTCAGATTATCATCAGGCCCATAAGGCACAACGTCCAACACATCACCGGAGGCTTGCAAAGCCCAGTACACATAAGCGCCTTCCGGCCCATAAGGCGAGTAGCTTTCCAGTACCAGCTGAATACGCGCCCTGTAGCTCTCATCATCTTCATAAATGATGTTTTCAGGGTCACTGTCATCAAGCACCAACCGGGTTACGCTTCGCCCTGCTCCCAGGTGGTCAAGATCAGATCTTTTTGCAGTTGCCAGCAAAACTGACTTCACCGCCGCATTAATGCGCGCGTTCATGTAAAGCTCGCGAGAAGCACCAGCTTCACTCAAATAGCGTGCGGGCGAAGCAGCAATGGAGCGCGCCAGTGCCATGATCTCATCAGCTTCAGCCTGTTCAAAGCGACCATCACGCAAATGACGGTCCAGCTCAACAAGGCGGGCTTCAAGCAAAGCATGATAGTCCAGCTCCACCACGGCGGAGGGTTCCGGCAGTGTCGCCAGATCAAGCGCAGCGTAGCGGCTCATGGTGATATCCTGATGTAAGGAGTTAAAGGCCGGCAATCGGCACAGAAAGTGTCTGGGTCTCACCTTCCGGCGTTGTGTCGCCGTGGTGACCTCTTGGCACATAGGTGCCAACCAGGTTTAAAAGGATTTTGCCAGGTCCGGCCTGCGCTACGCTCAATGAGCTGAGCGAAAACCTTGGCTCCCATTGCTCCAGTGCTGTGGCCACAGCCACAAAAAGCGCCAGAATGCCCGCATCATTGGAAGGTACATCCACCAAGTTTGGCAGATCAGACCCAAACTCACGCAGGAAAACCCGCGTGTTTTTGGGAGTAGAGAACAGCCGGTTGATGGACTGGACCACATGAGCCCAGCCAGAAACTTCCCCGCCTGTCATCTCATCAAGGTCTTTGCCGGCCATATCTTAGACAGTCTTGCGGGAGGAAGCCTTGCCTTTGACAGCTATCAGCTTCGTGGGCTTCGCGCTTACTTCTGCAAGCCGGTTACCAAAAGGAGGAAGGTCAACTTTGGCCTGTTTTTCAAACAGCTCAACCTCTTCACCTTCCCGGCGATAGGTACCATGCAAAAAGCCTGCTCTCAAAACACGGTAGCGTTTCTTTTCCATAGTGTTCTCCAATTAAACAGGAGTCCCAGTCTTTGATGGACCAGGTGTCACTCCAGAATGAAAATGGGTGTGATCAATTATGGTGCCCTCCGACTTCACATAGCCGGAGTTCAAATCCACATCGCCTGCGGTTGTGATGCCCGATGGCGTTAAGGTGATAGAGGTGCCGGCAACGCTGAAGGTCATCTGCCCATCAACCAGAGCAATGGACGCATTCCCAACGCTGAGTTGGAGCTTATTACCGCCACCTGAAATGATTATTTTTGTCGCCCCGACCTGCGCAAGAACGTGATCATCCCCTTTTGCACTTGGTCTGGGGTTGTCGTCACTTGGAAGCGCTGCCCCAATGCGGGCATCGGTTAAATCCCCGCTCTCACTGGTGAGCGAGACTTGTTGACCAACCGAGGGCGGGTTGTGAGTCTTATTGGCCCCGCTTGCCGGCTCCGTCCAAGGAAGCCAGCCCGTGAGCATGGGACTATCAGAATCCGTCAGCCTGACCCGTGCCTTACCTTTGGCCGCATCAACCTCAGCAATCACCCCTTCACGCGTACGCGATGCAAGGCGGCGTTTGATCTCCTCAACCTCAAAATGCAGCTCGGCAAATAAGTCCGGCATATCCTGCACCATTGCGGATGCTCCATTTTAGAGGGAACCGGCGCGATGAGTGCTCTCCGGTAGATCATTGGAAAAAACAGCAGAAGGATTGAGCCCAGATGCACTGGTCAGATGTAAGGCATCAGCTTCAAGGCCAGTCAGACCATAAAGCGAGAGCAACTGGTTTTCCTGCGCCTGCCCATCCCAGGCAAGTAGGCTTTGCAAGCGTTCAAAGTGCTCAGGGTCAGTTTCTGCAAGCTTTGCAAGAAAACGGCTCCAGATCCCGGTCTCAGGCAGCGCAGCTCCGGGAACCGGATCTGCAACCAACTCAACAGTCAATCGCAACTGACCGCTTACCAGCCGCACCCCATCGCGCGTATTGCCATGGCGCATCTCTTCACAAGAGGTAAAATCAGGAGCAAAGCCCTTCAACAGCTCAGACCATGGGTTAGTTGGATCAAGAAGAGTGAACTTAATTTGCCGGGTTAAGGCATCAAGAAAGAACTCAAAATTGGGACTGGTTGCAGGTACTTCCAGCCCAGTCACAACACTCTCACCCTTCTCATTGGTCTGTGTCATTGCAGCGGTAATGCCGTAGTTAAAGACGAGATCGAGATGACCATTCACGCGCAACGAACGCCCATTCAGCTCACCCGCCTTGGAACTATCCGTGTAAACGGCAATGAAGGGGCCTTCTTCATCGGTGCGCAAACTACCATCACTACTCACCTGAAGCGCGGCCACCTTACTATCAAGGATGTTGGTGCCAACCAGTGTTCCAGCTGCTTTGAGCGCTTCCACTGCGCAGTGACGCAAAGCAATTCGGGCAAGAGACATCAGGCTTCTCCAAGTTCTAAGATGATGCGGGAAGCACCGCGATCAGAAACATCAAGGACTTCAAACCACGGCTTACCTGCCCGCGCGAGTGCTTGCACCTTGTCGCCACTCTTTGGCATCGGCCCGTCATAATCAGAGCGGGCAAGTTCTAAAAAGGATGGTTCTGCAGAAAGGCTGGTGCGCTCTTTTTTCGATCCCTTGGAAAGGTTGAATGCATGCCCTGCACCACAGCGTAAAACTGCGCTCACCGCTGTATTCTCGCGGGTTGGATCGCTTTGCTGCTCACCATCAAGGAAAGCCAGTAAAACCGGCTCTCCCATTACGTCATCTACCGCTTCGGTGAGTTCAGCCCGAAGGTCATCAAGCTCAGACATGATCAGGCATCACTAACTCCGCTGGTGCCAGTCTGGTCCTCAGGCTTCGAGCCACCAGAACCATCACCGGCTCCAGTGCCAGTAGACAGGACCTGAGCTGACTTGCCACTCTGAGAACTAAAGTTTGCAGGAGCTTCCTGCGACTTCTTCGTCTTCTCAGGCACATAAGCAAAACCTTCTGCAATCAGGTGATCTGCATAACTTTCGGGCGCTAGAAAGGGTTTGTCGCGATCCTGGCGAAAGTCTTCATCCTTCCCCATTGATTTGCCGCTCAAAACGCTAGAGCTATAAAGAGAAATTCTCTTCTTCTTCGACATCGACGTACTCCAAAAGCCCGGCGACAAAACATTGCCGCCAGACCTTTCAATGAAATGTTGTTAGGAGGAGTTTTACAGCGTCAGCTTTCGAAGGGCTGCCGGCTGAGTACAAAGCGAAATAGCGTTGGTCTGCACTTCCAGAGACACCCCTTTACCATTTGCCTGCGGATACTGTTTTGCGTATCGCGGCAAGCCTGGAGTGTTCACGGTCTCAATATAGTCAGCTGGAGCGAACCGCGTGATAAACAGCCCAGGAACTCCAACGGGCACAACCCGTGCCTCATTATGAGCAATATAGGCCCCGCCTGCATTGGTACTGGCGCCAGCTCCGGTCTTATATCGCTCAAACGTGAAGCTGCCGACTGTAAAGGTGTCAGGCACTGCCTCGCGAAGCTGAGCTGCGCCGGCTGTCGCCAGGAACGTTTCGCGGATACGCTTGTGACCCCAGAGCTTCAGATGAAACTCACGACCAGTGTAGACATGAAAACCGTCATAAAACGCGTCCAGACTGTCTTCAATTGAATGCTGAACATCAGTGGCGAGAAGCCCATCCACCTTGGCATCTTCATTTCCCAGATCTAGCGAAATTGATGCGGGGATAGCAATATCAAAACGCGCGTAAAGGTCATGAAGAGTTGTCCCGGATCTGGATTTAACCAGACCCTTAATCGCACCGACACGCTGATGCTCGATCGTCATATCGCAATCAGCAAGGTGACGATCCATCTTAGATGTCACCCGGTCCAGAACCTGCTCAACTTCGTTTTCACTGCCAAAGGCGCGAACGTTCTGAACTTCATCAGCCTTCACGGCATCATCACGCTGATAATGGTCGACCTCAAATGGGATCAACTTGCGCTCATCATCTCCGGTTGTCTCACCAGCTCCACCACGTGCAGTTGGCTCAATAAGCCCCAGTTTCCCATCTTTCAGTTCAACTGAAACCATCGTGGTCGTTACACTATCTTCCTCAAACAGACCAGATTTACTGATCTGCCCAGGTCGATAGGGCATCTGGTTTACAGTGGCAGTCAGGCTTTGAACCGAGAAAGCATCATCGTTAAAAATATCTAGTCCTGGCATATTCGCTGCTCCTATCGAACTTTAATGAAGGCAGCAGCCAGCTGCTCACGTTTAGCGGAAATCTTTGCGGCATCATCAACACTGCCGTCAAAAATCAGTAGGTCAGACTTCACCTCAGCTAAACCATTGACCACCAAAGCATCTGTTGGACCTGACGCAGTAGCTGTTCTAACTGCCAAAATGGCCGTTGCTGTTTTTGCGCCTTCCTTCCCGGCTTCTTCAGCTGCTGGTGACATGACGTACTCACCATTTGCAGTAACCTTGCCAAGCACTGTTCCAGCTTCCAAAGTGCCCTGCCCTTCGGCAAGAGTGACCGTATCCGTACTCAAATTCCCATGAGCGACGGACAGCAAAAAGGCCCAATTACGGGGCCCTTGAACTTTCGTTTCCATGTTGTGCAATCCTTATGCCTGTTTGCGAGCAGCAAAAATGTCGGTGCGGTTGAGAGATGCGGTTGTCGTGGTCTTTTGTGAGCCATAGTTACTGGCTTGATTGCTTGAACGGAGCCGCTCTTGCTCATAGGCACTTGCCTGCGTACTGGGCACATCCCCCTGAGGCTTTTCATCCGCCTCTGTTTTAGCAGCCTTATCAAGCACCTTCTGAACATCCTCAAAGCTTGTTGAGGTCTCAAACGCGAGGTACTTTGCAAGTTCAGTGCGACCAACAGCTTCCACACAATTGAGGATTTTGCCGATGCGCTCACGCTCTGCTGTTGTCTCATCGGCAGCATTCAACTGCATCTGGTCAGTAGTAGAGCTGGCGGAGTTGGCATCCGCCGCAGGTTGTGTCGTCATAGGCTGTATCTCCTGATTGACAGTCGTTTGTGCGACGGATGCCGCCGGAGAGCGCTGAGGCTCAGCACTCCAGTTCCTTGTCTTGGAAAGTTGTTTCAGGGTGTCGGGCGCGCAGTTGTAAGTGCGGTAGTCAAAGGCAGACACACTCACCGCCTGAGCTACTTCATCAACGGTTGCAAAACCTTGAGCCTGGGCTTCACTGCCATTCATCCAGGTTTCTTCAACCATCATTTGGCGTAGTTCTTCGGATGTCTTGCCGGTTACATCTGCGTAGATGCCTGCAAGCAAATCAGCTTGCTTGTGCAGCAGCTCACCCATCGCTTCGTGCTCTGCTGCTGTGCCGCGTTTTTCTCCAGCAGGATCATGGATCATCATCATGGCCCCAGTGCGCATCGTGCGTTCATCACCAGCCATGGCAATAATGGAGGCAGCTGAAGCTGCCATTGCGTCGATGATGACAGACACTTTGCCCTTATGCGTCTTCAAAGCGTTGAAGATGGCAATACCTTCATCGGTATAGCCACCGCCTGAGTTGATCCGCGCAGTGATCGGCTCATCACGGCCATGCAGAGCAAGAGCATTTAGCACTTCCAATGCTGTAAAGCCTTCATCCCAATAGTTTTCGCCAACGAACCCATAAAGAATGAGTTCGCCGTCCTGTAAAATTCCCGGCATTTTGGATATCCTTAAAGGGTGGGTTCAGCACCAGCGAACTGAGCGAGCCCGGCGGCGAAGCTTGCCGCCAGCAGCTAGGCTGCATTTGGCATCATACTGAGCAATCAGCTTTTGCAGCGCAGGCAGATTGGCAGCTGAGTAGGTCACTTCATCCCGTCCAAACCGGACGGTTTCACGGCGTCCACCGGCGGCAACAACCAACTCAATTTTGCGGAGCGCCGTTGCAACAGCACATGGCTCATCGATGGAAACCATGTCAGAACCGATTTTGACCTGATCACTCATCAGCAGCTCCTTGTGCTTCATCAGTGTTTGGTGCCGTTGCCTGTGAAGATACTCGCTCATAAGGTGAACGCATTCCCTCAGCGAGATAGCGCCGGTGCTCGGAGAGGCGCTGCTCAAATAACTCCTCTTCATCTATGCCCATCTCAGAGCATTCATGGGCAAGGGATGAGGTGCCATTTTCCAATCGGGTGCTGGAAGCCTTAGCGCTTTTTGCATCATCTGCCGTTGGTTTGGCTGGGCCTTGCCACTGGGCCCAGGACGCTTCTTCACGCAAAGCCGAATAGGCTTCATACCCGCCCTTGAACGGGATACGCTCTTCACCGATTTCCTCATCAAGCCAGCTTTCGTAAACAGCCTGATAGGTGGGCGCAGCAATGTGCTCTCGCCGCCTGGTCACTACCGGCCAGATGCTTGCATTTTCCATCCGGACACTGGAGTAAGTGGCCTTGGAATAGTCCATGGTGAGGCCACCATAGGTAATCCCAATCGCCCGAGCCATTTCCCGACCAAGTGAGCCTGAAAACGGCAAGTAGTGAGGGCCCGGAGTTCCAGCTGTCTTGATTTCGAAATCTTCACCCGGCGCGATATGTGACACCGTAGGATCACTGCCCAAATGAACGGAATTTTCTGCGGACTTATCCAGGGTGCTTAGGAGATAATCAGAAAAAGAATCTTTGAACTCCTTGCCTGCTTCGGTGTCCTGCATCGCATCGATCGCAGCAAACGCCTCTTCTGAAGGCAGCTCACTTTTCAAAACAGCAGCAAACAAGGTCTGCAAAATCGCAGTTTGCAGCGTGGCATCCTCAAGCATTTCGTGCTGGATGTGCTTTCTAAAGGCAGACGCCAAAACGGAAATCCCACGTACATCACTTGCGCATGTAGGATCAAAGATATGCAGGACTTGAGCACGCCCAGCCAGATCACGAGCGTTATACCTTGTCTTGACGGTTTGATTGTTTCTCACCTCTTCAAACAGATAGGAAATCGGGCGACCATTCTCATCATGGTAGACACCTTGGAACAGACGTTCATGCTCCAGCGTGTCCTGAACCAGCTTTTGCGGTGAAAACAGGCAAAGCTTTGTTCCAGCCTTAATGCCGTAACGAGCCCGCTGAGCACTGCCCATATAGTCCAGCATGCCCGTCACTTCGCCAAAGGTGATGTAGTCTCTTAAAGAGCAATCAACCAACTGTGGCAGTGTGAACTTACCGCGCATATCGCATTCAGCCTGGTTCCAGGCAAACCGCTTCCAGCGTTGCTTAACAAGCCTGCACCAATCAGCAGTTTCCTGCGCATCATAGCCCGCAGCGTGTAAGTCCGGTTTTGGATTAAGCAGCAGCTCAGAGCCAACAGTATCCGCGATCACCTGATCAACCGCACCTTTGAGCCGCCCTGAGTTTTGAATGATGTCACGCGCCAGCCCTGCACAGCGGCGCCAGGACAAACGAATATCATCCCGGCTGTTTGTAAGCGGAGCTGGACGTGTTGCCAGAACCTTAGAGCGGGTATCGCGCAGATATCGACTGACGCTGCGCACTGCAATCTGCCCTGTTCTCTTCGCAGTGGACGCAGGTTTATCGCCCCGGTTAAGCAGCCGACCAAGCGCTTTTAACGGTTTCGCCATTTCTCGCGCCTCTTCCTGATACGTTGCTGCCTCTCTGCCCATCCGTTGTCGTGAGCTGGAGCTGCTTTTATCTCTGATGTTTTGGTGGGAGTGCTGGCCTGGTTTGCTTTGACAGCTTCAGGCGAGAGCAAGTCCAGATCCTTTGCAGGCACCAACCGCTTTCGCAGCCGCGCCCAATCATTGTCAGTGTTGGAAGTCAGGCCCAAATGCTCGGCAATCGCCATGGCGTAGATCCGGCAATCAAGGAAGTGGTTATCCTTCCGGGATTTCTTCCATTCCTCAAGCAGCCGACCCTTCACCAGTTTCTGGTCGAAGTACTCAGCGGTGATTTGAAGAAAGTACTCTTCATCCAGCCAAACGCCATAATGGCAATAGCCAGGCGGATCACACTCGGCGCCAGCTGCCATGCCAGACTTGTGCAAGCTGCCATAGAACTCGTGCTTAAGGCCCCATGTTCCAACAGGCCAAAGCTGCGAGCCGCGCACCTTTACGCGCTTGCCCCGTTTGTTGACTGACTTCTTTTGCGGCAAACCGATCGCAGGAACACCGCGCCCACCCTGCCCTTTAATGGCGTAGGTGTCAGGCCTTGCTCTGCACCAACTCAACACCTGTTCCATGCGGCCACTGTCGCCAGCATCCACCGCCAGACCATCCAGCCGGCGTTCCATGCCCCATGCGTCTTTAAAGCCTTGCTTGTAAAACGCATCCAGCTTGAGCCAGGCACCTGCCTTAATGTCATCCGTTGAGCCTTCAAGAAAGTGCGCATCTACGCACCAACTTTGCCGGTCATCTCCAAAGGCAACCGCTTCCACATAGATGCCGTAGTGCTGAACATCTGCGCCGGCCACAAACAACAGGCCTTCAGCTGGGATCTTCCCACGCTCCAGCTGTTCACGCCGTTCCATAAGCCGTTCATGTTTCGGAGCATTGCCGCGCATGGCGTAAGCCTTGGCGAGCACCAGATTGGTGAAGTTTTTTTTAGCTGCTTCACTTCGTTTTTCTGCGTTGATGAAGTCCCGCGCGATATCGCCGTAACTCATCATCAGCGAGCAAAATGCATCTACATGGAAGCCCGGCTGGCGTCCCTCGTCTGGCTTTGTAGCAATGAACTGCCCTTTGCGAACAGCAACTACGCGCTCAGCCTCTGTAATGGAGTGGCCACATTCCTCACAAAGGTAAGTGCTCTCCTCTGGATTCTCGCGGTTTACCTGGAACCCGCTCCAGTCCTGCCGTTGCTCAAAGTCGCAGGACGGGCAGCGGATATGCCAAAACCGTTGGTCTGAGCGCTTAAAATCCCGGTCAATACGGCAATGGCCAGGCCCTTCTCCATCTTCATCCCCGCTGTCATGTTCCGGGGTAGAAAGAGCAAAGATCTTGTAGGACTTCTCCCGGCGAAACGCGGTGAAACGACCAAAGAAAAGCTCTTCGGGATCACCGCCATTGTCGGTCTCTTCCCACTTGGACACCTCGTCTTTAACCCCAAACTTGATCGTCTTGGAGGAAAGGTCCATTTCTGAGTTGGCATTGGCCAACGATAAGGCGCCGCCTGGAAATTTCTTCTCAAAAGTGGTCGACCCTTTACCGCTGCGGCTTGCAACAGGTTCAATCACCTGCTTGGATGTGCGCTTCTCCCATGCCTCAATCAAAGGCATAATCTTCATGGAGTTGGTTTCTTTCAGCGCCTGATCGCCGGGCACAGCGTACAGAATATTGTCGGGTGCGTTTTCCGCCAGGTAGATGCTCCAGGAAAGCCCCAGGATAGAAACACCGGTCTGCTGAGATTTGCGAACACAGACATAGTTGCAAGGGTGATCAGCAGACAGACACGCGGCGATCTCCGGCAAATACGGAGCGTCTTTAGCATTCCAAAGCTCTCCTCGCCTTGGCCCGTCCACCAGCTCAATGTTCTTTGGTAGCCACTCATGAAATGGAAGCGGTTTCTTCGGGCGGATCGCTTTTGCAAGAACTCTGGCAACAAGCCGAGCCGCGCCGTAAACCTTCGTGTTTGCCACTCGCAAACTTCCCAAAGTTTCCTGCATGGCTCACCTGCTTTAGTTAGAGTTCCTCCTGTTGCTCGCCTGCAAGCATGAGTTCTTCTGCGCTTGCTTCTGCGCCGATCATGCCCTCCGGCAGATCATCAAACTGTGGTGCCTCTTGAAAAGCAGCCTCCATTGCTTCGGCAATCTCCTCCGCAACTTCAAAAGCAGCATCCTTCAGCGCCAGGCGCAGGCCATGGACACCATCCTTGGTGACACGTGCTGCCAGGTCATCCGCTCGATTGGGAAGCCGCGAAACAACGGATTTGATCTCACCTCCCATGTTGGCGAGTGCATCCTCCATAAGATCCCGGCGCACCAGAGCTCCAAGCTCTTCCTGCATTGCAAGCCGGAGCCGGAGCACCTTGAGCCAAGTTTCCTGACGCTTGCCCTCGTTCAGGCTCTGCGGATCAGCACCAGGCACGGGGGCTGGCTGCTCTTGAGAAGGCGCAGCGGGACTTGGAGCTGCGACGACAGCTTGCACCTTGGCGGATGCCTTGAGCGGGTTCGTGAAACGAGCGCGTATGTGATCATAGTGAGCAAGCGAGAAGCACGTAATCCGCCCACGACCATCGCGCTCAACTGGCAAGTTATGATTGTCTACGTAGTTGCGCACGTTTTTTGAAACTGCCGACTTTGAGACCCCATCCCGATCGGCAACTTGCACAAATGTTGCCATCACCAGAGGTGCATCATCTTGCATCTGAAAACCTCCGTTCTGGCAACCTTGGCAACCGGTTGCTGGCAACCCTAACAACCCTGACAACTCAAATTTTCAACCTGTAAAACTGGCGAAACCCCGGGAGCTACGCCCCCCGCGTGGAAACGGTGTTTTGTACGGTCCCTTTTTTTCTCAGCCGCCCCGCTCCGCTCAAAGGGTTCGAAGCAACCGGTCAATCTCGTGTTCCAGCCGAGGTCGCAGCTTTTCGTCGACGACGCTTTCAAGCACGTCCAGGAACTCGTCTTCATGATTTTGAACATCAGCAGCGGGGTTTGGTCCCCACAGCTCACGAACTGGAAGGCGTGCCGCACTAGATCGCTTGAACACTCCAGTATGCCCAGAGTTCATCGTGGCCAGGAATGTGCCTTGGTGTGTTCCCCAGTTTCGAACGGAAACCCCATCCCGCGTCTGGCGAACGCTGCCGAGCTGGTAGAGCGGTATCCAACCAGAGCGCATGATGACGCTGGCTGTATCTGCGCCGGTGTTTACTGCAACGGTAACGCTGCGAATATCCTTTTGCCGCATTCCAGTAGATGCTGCGGACTTTTGAATAACACGAGTTTTGGCAATTGCTGTCGTATGTTTGAGGGCGCGAGCAATCGCTTTTCCTTTGATATCACCGGGCAGATTGCCAAGCCCTCGCATGAGATCATCAAGATCTCGTTTGTCGAAGCTAACGGTGAACATTGCGAAGCCTTATGGATCACTCAATAAGAAACCGCCCTGTAGGTTTCCCTCAGAGCGGTTTTCTGGTCGCTGTCAGGCTGTCAAACGACGCGGGTCATATCAAGCTGCTGAGCTCATTTCGAGCGATCTAACGGCCTTTCGATCAAACTCAGGTGCTTGAAACTTCTTGAGTTTGTGAGTTTTCAACACTGGTAGCGCATCCGCTATGATTTCGAGCGCCGCGCACCAGTAGGTGTAGGTTTCGAGCAAAAACTCCTCCAAATCACTCTCAACGGATACCACGTGCAGCTCGCAGGCCTGTCCCACCCGGCAGCCCGGACCATCATAGCCGTCAGGTTTGGGCAGTTTCGTACCCGGACGCACAAAGAGCTCTTCGCCATCTGCCCGCCAATAGCTCATCACGGTACGCCCAGTCCGATCGCACTTTTCCTGCAGCTTACGACCAGAAACAGCTGGCTTTTCCGGTTGCATCTGCTTGCTGGCGTAGTAGATCAGCAAGCCAGCGGCATAGGCGCAGTCCTCGGATTGAGCCGCGAGCTTCAACACCGCCGCATGCACGGCCTCCGCATCCGGATGCAGGTTTGCAGGAGAGCGCCCGCCACCATCCACAAAGGTGCGCAGGTGCAGCAGCTGCTCAAGTGAGTTCAACGCACACCGAATATCGAAGTGCCGCGCCTCATCATCGCTCACCAGATCCAGATGAGCTTTCTGCTCGGCATAGGTCCATTCCAGCAGGCTGACCAGATCAATCACCCGTACTTCGTTTTGCTCTGCCTGCTCTTGTTTGAGCCGATCGATGTATTCCGGAGAAGCGCGCAGCGTTTGAACCATAATTGATCTCCTGCGAGTGTTACGAGAGTACCGCGAGTGTTAAATACTGACCCTCGCGGGCATTTTATCTTTTAATATCAATTGTTTTTACAACCCTCCGCGAGGGTTCAAGGGTTAGTTGACTAATTACGCATATGAGAAGTCTTTTCTTTCATAGCTTAGTCCCCATTCCCCTTATATGCGCAGGCGCGCGAAATACCCTCGCGCCCTCGCGTTTGTCCCTTAACCCATTCACGGCTTTACGAAATCCGGCGCGAGGCACAAGGCCTACCCCTCGCGCATACCCTCGCACCCTCGCGGGCTCAGATACACTCATCCCAAGGCCTCCCAGCTCATCGTTTCAGGACGCATCTCAGCTGGCAGATTGAAGCGCACATTGGCGTATTTGCGGATGCGCGTCATCACCTTGCGCATGCCAGGTTTCTTCGGCAGCTCACGCCCTAAAGCTGTTTCTGTAAAAGGCTTTAGGCCGGAAATCTCGCACCATTTCTTATAGGTGTCATACATTGCTCGACCTGTGATGGAGGGTTCGTTCGGGTCATCTCCCGGCGGCTCTGCAAACTCCAGACAGGCATCCACAAACTGCTGTATGGGGTCCAGTTCGGTCTTGTAATCCTGCGTCAGCCCCTCCACTGCAGACGGAACATCCAGTCCTTCCTCCATGTAGATCTGAAGCCCCTTCAGCATCCAGTTCAGGATGCCCGATCGCTCAGCTTCAAACTCGGCCAGCACCTCGGCCATGGGCCGCTTTTGCTCTTCACTGATCCGCACTGACCAGGGCACAATCAGCAAGCGCCGCCAGATCCCGTAGTCATTGCCTTTGATGAACGGCTTGTCGTTGCCGCTCATGATCGCCTTAAAGATTGGTGTCATGTCAAAGAAGCCCTGATGCAGCCGCCGCACCTGCATGGGCTCCCCGCCCGTGAGTGCCTTGATCAGCTCCTCCTTCACCGCTTCACCCTTTGGCAGCTCGGAGACACGCACCAGACGTTTACCCACCAGCGTTGCCAGATCCGGCGTTGCCTGGTCACCGCGCCGCTGACCAGTGCCCGTCACACTCTCTGGATTGAGCTGACCGGCATAATCCCCCATCAGCCCACAGATCGCCTCTACAAAGGTGGATTTGCCATTGGCGCCATCGCCATAGAAGAACAGCAGCTTCTGCTCCGCCGTTAGCCCGGTCAGGCAGTAACCGGAGTAGACTTGCAGAAATCGCTGCATGACCTCACTGGGCTGAAAGTAATCCAGAAACGCCTGCCACTGCGGACATTCCGCTTTCGGGTCAAAATTCACTGGTGCGCACTTGGAAAGCCGCATGGCCCGATCATGCCCAGTAGAGTCCACATTCATCACCCGGCCACCGTCTCCGTCAGGTTCAGGGTGCAACATCAAGGTTGCTGTGCGTGTGTTAAACACCAACCCATCGGCATCCATTTCCTCTGGCGCATAGGTCACATGGGGCAAGGCCTGCGAAATCATGCCTTTGATCTTGTTGGAGTTGCCGCTGGAGACCGCAAACTTCTTGCGCCCGCTCCGCCGACTGCCACGAGCTTTCTTCACCCCCTCCGCATCACGCAGGATCGCTTCTTGTTCCTTGGTCAGCGGCGCATCGTCATCGTGAGTTGGCAAGCGCTTGGCCTTGTCGAGTGTCAACTCCTCCCACGGCTCATAACCCAGATAATCTAGTTCTTCTTTGATCAGCTCTGCCGTGCGCTGCGCATAACGAGTCATCACTTCCTCGCCGCCTGTCAGATCCCAGTGGGTGCCTTTGAAGGTGTAAAAACCCACTTCGCGCACATGCAAAAATTCTTCGCCAAAATGCTCCATCAATCGCTTGGCATTGCCCGTATCATTTTGATCGTAAAGTGCACATCGCGAAAGTTTGTCGACAAGCTCGGTTGATAAAGGGGTGATGAGGGGATCGTCACTCGGCTGCATGGCATCTTCAACGGCGTTTTTCATGGTGCTCATGCTGCATCCCTCCGCTCCTTCATGATCCAGTCATTCATATCCATGCCCAGAGGTGGCCACAGAATCCGGGCAGAGCGCCCTTCACAGCGGGCACGGCGCACCGCCCGCTCCAGTTCAGCTTTCAGCCCGTCAAGGTCTTTGCTGTCGCTGTCTGCGAGAATAATCGCAGATCTCAGCCTATAGGGCAGATCCATCCGAACACTGGTAAAGTCCGGCTGCGTGGTCGGCAACCGTTGGCCGATCCGTTTGGGGTGTGGCTCGCGGATACCATGCACCCAACCTCGCCCCACAAGGTTGCCCAGAGAACCCGCCGCCCAACACGAAAGCCCATGAGCCATACCGGAGAGGCAGGTTTCTATGCCCTCTCCCAACCCCATAATTGGTGCAGGCGGGCCAAGTCGCAAACTCGAACCCATAAACGGCCCACGGATTTTTTTGGCAGGCAACTGCTGACCATCATCCAATACAATCTCAGCTTTGCCACTGCCATCCGGTTTCAGCCAGGTCTGATGAACTGCAGCGAACCGATTATCCCGATACTGAAAGGCTGCCAACAGCGCCGGGCCGCGGTGCACCACCTCAAACTTGCCTTTACGCACTTCCGCCCAAAACGGCAGATCTGAAGCAAACCGCAGCACAGCCTCAGGCAGTCCAATATCGCCCAGCCCCCGCGTTTCACGCAGATAGGTTTCGGCAACCGATCCACTCAAGGCGTGCCCCGCCTTAAAGATGCGATAGCCCGCCGCCCGCGCCTTTTCCTGGTCTGCAGCTATGCGGTCTTCCATCTTCTGGCGCTTATAGACTGGCCCCTTGCGCTCATTGTCCTGCCCAATATTTTGGACCAACTCTTCACCGTTCAGGTCTCTGATGCAGTCCAAAAATGACCGAAACCCCTCAAACTCCATCATCCAGTCGATGATAGAGCCCGCCCGATCGCACTCGGTGGAGTAACATCGGAAGGTGTTTTTGATCGGGTCAAACACAAAGCTGGCATTGCGGTCATCATGATCAGGAAACGGGCATTTACCGGAGTATTGCCGCCCTGCTCGGCGCAATGTGGTATGCTGGCAGATGCGCTCATAAAGGTTAGCGCTCTGCTTTATTTTATCCACCTGAAACTCACTGAAACGCATCACACCAGCCTTCCTTGTTTGGGAGGACGTGGCGGCGGAGGCGTGCGCTTGGCAGCTTCAATTTCCGCCTCATACTGCTTGGCATGATCCAAACAAAACCATAGCTGCTGACGCTTTCCGGCATCATCGACTGTGTAACCACGAGAGCCCCAACTCGCGCAGTCTGCAGCCATACAAGGATGCTCAGAATGGCCTGCGGATGTGGGTCTGGCTGTCTTTCTACGATCAATTTTGAAGATCATGCCGCTTCTCCCCGTTCTGCGACATCGATCATCTGCATCAGGTCTGCGAAGGTGGAGATGTAGTAGAGAGGTTGGGTTTCTCGCGGATTGTTGGGGCTGACTTGGTTTTTGCCGAAGGACAGGCCCTTTTCGGTCAGCAGTTTGAAGCGCTTTTCCTTGCCGCTGGTGGAGGTGCGGGTGCGCTCCTCCAAAATACCAAGGTCCAGCAGCACCTTGTTGACGGCGCGGGCGGAGCGGTTTTCTCCGATTTCCTTCAGCAGAGTTGTAAGCGCCAGACAGGTCTTTTCATCAACATAGTCAGGCAGCATGTTGGTTGAGCAGCCATGGTTGTTGGCAACGGTTTCAATCATCTTGAGTTTGGAGCTGTCAGACATGGCAAGTGCCCGTCCTGCTGCTTCTGCAACGGCCATTTCCATTTCAATGGCGATGACCTGTGGAGGTCGATCATAGTTGCTGGACGTAAGCCGATCCCGATACTCTAGAAAGGCTTCAACGAGCTTGCGTTGCCCTTCTTTTGATTTCCGGCCACCAATGAATGGCATAGCAATCAACGCTGCTTTTTCTGACAGCTGATACATCGGCTGTTCTTTGTTCTGAGCATTGAGGTAGGAGGACGACGCAAATTCCCGGAGTCCTAATGTCCCCTCACTAATCAATCCCCGCACGCTTCTGAGCACTTCGTCATGCCGCCGCCCAAACACCTCCGCAATCACCAGAGTGTCTGTGACAGGCTTACCATTTTCAATTTTGATCAGATGTTGCATTCCGAAACTCCTTGGGTTGGTAAAAGCGTGCGGGTGGAGTGCCACGCGGATTGGGTGTGGGTGAAAATCTCTTTGTGGTGGGTGAGAAGAAGGGATTGCAGGGTCACAATGGACTGCACTGCCTCGCACTGATGGGGAGGCAGGTTGTTGCCGAGCGCGTTCATGGCGTGCAAAAGCGCGCCGAACTGGGCCACAGCTAAATCAATATCTTCAAGGGAATTCCGAAGGTCTCGACACGCACGTGTCGCGTCATCTGCCAGCACTACCATGGCAAATCTCCTTGTATCGAGTTGAACCCGACTACCGGAGGTACCAATCTCTGGTGGCCGGACGAGCAGGATTGGTACTACCGCTACAAGGAAACGGCGCGCGTGAGCGCTCCCGCCCGACCGACCATAGAAAACCACGCTCACGATATGAGGCGTGGCGCGGTGCGTGCGCCTTGCATTGGAAGGGGTACCAATCCCCGCACGCCTTTGTGTGACGCGCTCACTGGCAAACCACCAGCTGAGCGGAATCATGGCCTGATTTGTACCTGTTGTCAACGCAGATGGAATCGCGGATAGGTTGCAAACATTTGCATTGGGAATACTTAAATGGAAAAACTGCGCTTCTTCTTCAGAACCAAGCAGACCTATCGGGTTACAAAACACATTCTCATCATTCTGGCCTGTTTTATTATCGGTTGGTATATCCTGAGCCAGGCATCTTTCTTGGCATACTTCTCCCAGCTTCATTCTGGTTTTCTTAAAGATCTGCTGGATTACGACTATTGGGGCGGCGAGCAACCGAGCAAAATCTCTGTCCTGCGCAACTTTGCGCTGATCTATCTCTCTTTGTTTGCTTTGATCCTTGCGTTTTTTCGAACTCGCTCCAGTTCTCAGCAAGTGAAGTTGTCCGAACGAGGCCTCAACAATGAGCGCTATCAAAAAGCGGCAAGTATGTTGGGAGATGACCAGTTGATCGTACGCCAGGCTGGTGCTTTGTCGTTGAAAGAACTGGTCAATCAAGACCCCAAAAACTATTTTATTCAGGTTCAGGATCTTCTTTGTTCGTTCATGAAGCACCGCACTGAAGAGGTGAACGAACTTTATAATATGCAGTTTACTGATACCGATGGAAAACTTGAGCAACTCAATTACATGGATCGCAGCCGAACAACGGATATTGGTACAGCCATGGCTTGCCTTGGCGCAGTTCGCAGCGAGGTCTGGCCCTATCATGCCATGGAAAACCGGCCTGTGCTGGATGAAGTAAACCTGCGAGAATGTGAGTTTCCCCAGAGCACCTTGATTGGTTTGGAGCTTAAAAAAGGGATCCTTGAGAAAGCCAAGCTTCAAAACAGCGACTTGCGCAAAGCAGACCTTTCCGGAACTAACCTTTCCAGGACAGACATGCAGTCCACTCGGCTTGAGGGGGCAAATTTTACAGATGCCAATATGGAAAAGGCTGATCTCAGATATGCAAATACTATCCCCGGAGTACGTGCTGCATTCTTGATTATGGCGTTTTTGACGATAGTTGTGGCAATTGGTTTTGCTCCTGCCTATCTCAATCTGATTTCGGTAGAAATTGCGTTTTTCTCGTTTGTAGTGCTGGTAATTGCCGCTCTGACAATGATCATTACCCTGAAAAATAATATCGACAACGTCATCACCAGCTTCTGCTCGTCGGTTCCATTGCTCAAAAGACTTGCTCCAGCAACCCCGGAGTTCAAACGCACCAATTTGACCGAAGCAAAGATGAGGTTTGCTGATCTTGCTTTCACTGAATTCGAAAGAGCAAATCTGACTAGCACTAACCTTAGAAAAGCAAATCTTTGGAAGGCAAAATTCAATTTTGCTATTCTTAACAACACTGACTTTACTGGTGCAAACCTCACTGGTGCGACTTTCGAGGATGCCAAGACCACCGGAGCCAAAGTGGAGCAAAAATGGAGGAAACTTTTTCGCCAGGAGCAATGGAATGATATTGAGGTAGTCAACAAAGACGGCCTGCCAATTCTCAACTCCACTGCGGAGATTGCTGAGCAACCAGAAAGCGGTACCGGAGAACTCAAGCTGGAAGACAACTAGATGACTGCTTTGCCCCCTGCTCCACCGAGACCTTTCCGCTCCTACCTGCCAGGACAGCTGCGCGGGTTTGGGTTTGTTTTTGCGGGTAATTTGTGGAGCCTGGGCGTCTATCTGATTTATCAGAGCAGTGCGCTGCGGGACTGGTTTCTGGCTGGGTTTCTTTGGATTGTTGGGGCCGCTATCGTTTACTGGCTGGCAACGCGGATAGACCCCGTTTTCAGCCCACTCAAAGCCCTGCTGGTCACCCTGTTCTTTCAGGTTCAGATGTTCGCCGCCATCGCCCTCATCCGCGTTAGCCTGGCGGATTTCGAGATTGAGGCCCTCAACCAGCTGAGCATCACCCAAATGGTTCTGGCGGTCTACATCCTCATGATCCCCATAACCCTCCTCACCGCCTTCATAAGCTGGGTGAGACAGAGTTGATCCTGCCCTAAGCGCCTGACACATCACGCAGCAGCCCTCCAATTGTCATTGGACGGCCAGCATCCTCTGGTTGAAGACTCAGAGACGCGCAGCCTAGTGTGCAAGGCAGATACTTTATGCTGTTTTGAGAGCTGTGATTGATGAACCAGAAAGAAAAGACTGATTGGTTTGAGGTCTATCAACCCTACCTGGCGTTTATCTATGCCTGTGTGGCTGCAATCGGCTTCCTTTGCGCAATTCTCGTCCCCAGCAATCCATTGACTTTTTGGTTCCCAAAAGATGTTCCTGGAGCGGAGATTTGGCGCAACATCCTTCTTGGTATCGTGGCTGTTGTAGGTTTTCCATTTGTTGTTTGGAGAAGTTTCACAGCCCACAGGCAAGCGAACATTGCGAACCGCCAAACGGTAGTGGCAAACAAAAATCTTGTACTGATTGAGAAAGGGCACAATCTGGATCGGTTTGAGAAGGCTGCGCAACTCATGACAGAAAATGATTACGCACCCAGATTGGCAGGGTTGTCCCTTATGTTTGAACTGGCGAATGAGTTTCCCAAAGAATACTACATGCTTGCCCAAAAGCAGTTTTGTGGTTTGATCCAACTGACTGGCCGAGAAGTTAGCTCGCTGTATGATTTGCAGAAAGAAAGCAGAGAAGAAGTAGGGCCACCTAGATCGAGTGTCAGAAAGAAGGATAAGGAGCTTTCTTACGCCGTCGCAGATCGTCAAATTCACGCAGCTAAACGGTTGGGGCAAGAAGCCATTCTGTATTTCTCTCGACTTCGAGCAGCTCATTTTGAGCATGAAAATGGCTGGAAACCAGAGATGATCGGCGCGCAATTTTCCGAACTGGAAATTGTTCATGAAAAACTCGAACTCAAAGGTGTTGACCTTAGTTACTCGAGTTTCCAAGGCTGTAGGATCAAAGACGCTGATTTCTCCGGGGCTTACATGAAAGGCTGCAACTTTAAAGATGCGAATTTCTGGAGTTGTAATTTTTCCAATGCTTGGCTCAGAGACATTGAAAATATTACGGGAGAAACTTCTTTCCAAAACAGCGTATTCAAGGGCGCTGCATTTTCTGCAGCGGGATCTAGACGCAGCAATCAGAAGAACTACAGACTTTTTTCGAATGCCAATATAGACGGACTTAGAGTACTCGATAGTGTATACTCGACACTTCCTAACTTTCACCAAAGTAAAACAACGCCTGTAGACGAAGAGTATTTCTCCCAACCAAAGCAACCTGCCTAACCCCCTCACGCCACAGCCCTCCGTGCATTCACCAGCTCGCTCGGGCGTGGTGCGCCTACCTGAGTGCAGTAGCGGTTGACGGCTCGGCAGACGACGTGGATGCTGACGCCGGAGGCGGTGGCGATGCGCTCGTAGTTCCAGTGGAACTGGCAGCTGAGGCCGTAGTAGAAGCAACCTCGGCAGAACACATCTTTCTTGCTTTTGCTGTTTGAGGTGAACAGGCGGCCCACGGGCACTTTGCAGGTTTTGGCCACGCCAGCGGCGAAGGTCTGCACCTCCTCTGGCAGTGCCTTGTACAAGCGGATTTGCGGGGTGAGATGTGCGGTGAGGCTCTGCACCGGATGCAAGGGCACTCCGTTGAGAACTGGCACGCCGGACAGGATGAGCCGCTCAGCTGTCTCTGTCTTGATCACCCCTTCAATGTCACCCTCTGAACAGCCATAGATGCCAGCGATGGCGCGCAGGCTCATGTTGTTGGTGTGGTGCTGCACAATTCTGCGCCGGATGGTTGGGGACTGGATCATTTTACGCCCTCCCGCTCGATGGCTTCGCAGGTTTTATCCAGCTTGACGGCCACGCTGATCAGCTCTGCGATTTCCTTGCGCAGGTGGTGGCGCTTCACTTCATCGGCAGAGACTTTGCCGTCATCCTTCAGGCATTCGGCCACGCGGGAGATCACATCCGAGAACTCTTTGGAAAGCAGGCCCATGTTGCCGATCCAGTCGGGCTCGGCAGCTTCTCGTGGGAGTTTGACCAGTGCGTGACCGCTCATGCGTGCCAGGATGCGGGTGAGCACGGGATCTGCGGCCTCATGCTCCAGATCGGCAATCACGTCCACCGGCATTGCGTCATGGCTTTGCTGGTTGCCATAGCGGGAGAGCTGGCACGGCGCCACACGGGTGACCATGCTGGCCGCTTCCACCCCGCCATTCATCTTCACCAGAGCTTTGGAGTAGGCGAACAGGCGGGAATAGTCAGATTCCGGCAGGGTGCGACTGGTTTGTGAGCGGGACATGCAAAACTATCCTCAAGTGTTTCGCTGACAGCGCTGGGGCAGTCTTGCAGACTGACCGTCCAAAGCAGCGGAGCCGAGCTGATGCAGGCAGAGAAATGGAATTTGGAAAAACTGGAGCGCGATGCTGAACGGCAGAGCCATGAGCGCCGGCGACAGATGCAAAGCGCCCTCTCCGCCTGCCGGTTCGCCCGGTGCTTTTCGGGCAAGGTCAGAGAGGAGTGTCATCACGGCGCTCCTCTCCGTCTTCTGAAGCATGCTTCCAATTGAAAAGCGTGCGCGGAACGGAAACGCCTTGGGACGCTCCCATACTGTCCAGCGCATCAAACCAGGCCGCGGGAAAGACGCCCTTGCCTTCGGCGGCATAAATTGCGGATTGCTTGACGCCCAAAGCCGACTTAACAGCTTCGCGGCCCAGTGATTGGAGAACTTGCTTTGCATCGGTCATGATGTGCAGCATTACAAATATTTTGTTATATCACAAGTACAAAATAAAAAAGCTTCCAATTTTTTTGTAATCTGAAATCTTTAAGACCATGAAAGAACCAGAAGAATCCTCGACCAAACACGTTGCCGAGCGCCTTAAATGGCTCAAGGAATACTATGACTTGAGCACAAAAGAGCTCGCAAGCAGTGTAGGCGCGAGCTACACCCAGATGGCAAACTGGGAAAATGGCACACAGCGCCTTTCCCTCAAGGGTGCACTGGCCATTAACGACACTTACGGCACCTCATTGGACTTCTTGTTCATTGGGAGAGTTGAGGCGTTGCCACAGAAGATTGCGAAAGCCTGGACATCCAGACCACGCGAGAGCAGCTCTAATAAATCGAGCGATAGCCCTGTCGAATAAGCGATAATAATCAGTCTTCTCAATCTACATTCATCTGGCATAACTCAACCCTTAAAATACGGAATAAGGGCTGAGTTATAAAATGTATGCAGATTGAATATTTAGAAGCATTGGCCCGCAAGCTCATCGCAAAGCGCTGACCGCACGTCCTGGAGAACAAGCTTATAGGTAAATGGTGCAGGAGCATCACTCAAACTCAAATTAAACTCTTCCATCTCGAGTGCATTAAGCGCATTTTCATTTAACTGCTCCGGATCTCCCCCATACTCTTTTCGAAATTGATTATACACAAATTCAAGCTTCTCTCGCTTCCTATGCGCATACGGCCAATGCACATCAGCCTCGACGTATTTTTGTAGAAGAAAATAGAAGTCTTCGCCGACCTGAAAATCACTACCATCTACCACGAGAGTATCCGAATCTGCAGAGTAGGAAAGTGTAGAAGTAACTATACCTACGGCCTTGCGATCAGCTCCGCCAGCAAGCAAAGTCAACCTAATGTCAGCCTTGGGTATTATCGAGTTAATTACCTTTGCCAATGAAGTTAGCGATCTTGCCCTCTCAATAGAGGTCCAGCTACCAATTCCGACCTCCCTCAACATGACATGCACTTTTTCCTCTCTACTTCCCTTATCCCTGCTCTTGTAATAGCTGCCCATCTCGTAATGCAGCGGTACTAAGTTGTACCTTTGTAGATCTGAAGGGATTTCCACCATCATAAGCTGACTTGAGAAACTCAAATCCTCACACTTTCGCTCCAGGTGCGCTATCGCCTCAGAAAGACTCTCCGCACCATAGAGAAAAACATCGCCATTTGGGCTCCGCATCTCCATCCCATCTTGCACTTGCCTTAAACCCTCTAAGGGATAGGAGGAGAGCTTCAAAACGTCTTCAGAAGTAGACAGAACAATACCGCCGCGATAGCGCTCTGCCCGCAGATCAGGACTACTAACTTCTTCATCATCAATCTGAAATCCAAAGCGCACGATACGCATACTCTGCATAGTTCCGCGATTATATGCCCCAAGACCTAGAATAGAGAAATTATACTGAGTAACCATCTTGTTGCTGCAGGAAATAGCCAGCTGTAGCGGGGAATTAATGTGCCCCGCAGGCTCAATCACTACGGAGGCTGTTGTACCTGGAAGCGGGGGTACAACCTCAAGCGCATCCGAGTACGCGGTAGTCAAAAATAAAAACAATGAAGTTAATGCGATAGCTTTCAT